AGCCGCGATAGACCACACGGGACTGTGAGCCGTTGAACCAGTATTTGTCACCGTAGAAGGTCGAGGAAGACCCTACCACATTGCCCACTGGTATCACGTCCATGTACCTGCCGTGAGCCACCGCCGTTATCCAGTAGTCGCTGTTCGTCGTGGCTTTCACCCAGCGCACGCTGCCGTCAGGCATCCAGATACGCCACTTACCGTAGTTTCCGCTGTCATTAGGCACGTCCACGCCGTCCATCATGTCCCACTTGTTGCCGTAGATGTCCTCATAGCCCAGGCAGCAGGTGTTGTTCACCTGCGTCACCGCTGCGCCGCCGTATTCGTCCACGCTCCGGTACCAGGCAAACTGGTGCACGCCATAGTCCACGATGCTGTTCGTAACGCCGCTGTTCACGCTGGACGCCTCTTCGTACCCGATGGTGTCCCGCATACCGCGGCTTGCCGTGCCGCCCGTCGTGCGGTTATTCGTGTGCTGTCCCGCACCACACTGCTCCTGCGCGTTCCTGCGCCCATAGAAGGCGAAGAACAGGTTCGCGATGCGCGAGTGCATCAGCGCGTCTATTTGCTGCATACCCCTCTGTACCGAGTAGTAATGGAAGTCCGTCCATGTCATGCTCGCCGTCGTGCTACCACCAGTTATCGCCGCCCGCAGCTTCGAGCCGATGACCGTCGAGCCCACCACCGCGCACAGATGCTCGTCGTTGGCCACCCACTCCGGCTCCATATCCTCTATCCGCGTGCTGTTACTTAGGACTACGCAGTCGAACTCTGCCGTGTTCAGGATGGTGAAGTGCAGGTTCACGGCCGTCGCCGGCACGTCAGCAATCAGGTACATGCCCGCCTCGAACTTATTGCCGATGGTCGGAACGACAACCGACTTCACGACCTTGCCCTCCGCGTCCACGAACACCGAGCCGATGAGGTTCGTGCCCGGAACGCTCGGGAAGCGGACCCGCCTGTAACCCTCCACGCTCACCTTGCACACGCTGTAGGCCGTGTCATTGGTATAGGAGTTCTGCAGCGTTTCCTTGCCGCTCATGATTTTCTTGCCAGGAATATAGCCGCCCTGCGTGCCCCTGATGTCCTCAAGGCTCACCACCGTCGCCTCCGGGCTTGCCGGCTTGTGTGCGGCATCATTGCTGCTGTAGCAGCTGTAGTGCTTGCCGCCGAGGTAGTCATTGATACCCTTGCTCCAGAAGAACGGCTCATACATCATCCAGTCGCCCTCCGTACCGTCCAGCTTTGCCTCCGTGCCGTCGGCATACTTGTAGCTGTCAGCGTCGTCAAGGGGATAGTAGGTCATCTCGCCGTCCGGGTTGTTCACCGTCACCTCCTGCCCGGCCATGTTCACGTTGCGCGTGCTCGGTTTCCCCGTCACCTTCGCCAGCACCCTGTGCCGCCGTTTCAGGATGGCCGTGATGTGGCCGCTGGGCACATAGGCCGTGCCGCCCTTATAGCCGGTCCCGTTGTCGAGGTTCGTCACGTTCGCGTCGTCCGCCACCGTGTCGTCGAACGCTATCATCGTGTAGTCCGGCTGCCGGATGTTCAGTTCCGGGAACTTCTCCTTCATCGCCGCGTACTCTTCATCTTCCATGTACGCCGTCAGGCGCACCGTGCCCACCAGGGCGCAGTAGTCCACCGCGTTGCCCTCGGCGTCCACGCCCTTCAGTGCCTTGAACCTGCCCAGCAGCGTGCCGTCATCCTCTGCGTCGATACCCTCGATGCGGACGCGCTCCACGCTCACGCACCTGCCGAGGACCGTCTGCCAGTCCAGGTTAGGGCAGGCCGCGAAGCGCAGCGTCCTCACCGTGCGCCAGTTCTGCAGCGTCAGCCCGCTGTCCCTCAGTTCAGGCAGGTACTCCAGCCGGAGCGTCTGTATGCTGCCGCCCAGTTTCACCGTCTGTACCGGTGCACCAGGAGCAAGCAGCACCGCCTGCACATCGACTCCCCGCGCGTCCAGCGTCCGGAGCCTCGTCTGCGCCGTGAAGTCCAGTTCCTGGCTCGACAGCGTGCCCGTCCTCGCACTCTTCTGCCCGTACAGGTTGATGTCCGACAGTTTGCGGCACTGGTCAAGTACCAGGCACCACCCCGTGGAGCCGCCGCCCGCCGTCTGAAGGTCGAGCCTCCTCAGGGCCTTGCACTTGTTCAGGTTCACGTCGCCCGTCAGGTTGTCCGCAGCTCCGCGCATGTCCAGCTCCGCGATGCGGCTCGCGCCGTAGATGCGGATAGGGTCGTTCACGGTGAAGGCGCTCGTGAAGGACAGCGTTACCTTGCCGCCCTTCTCAGCCCGCCGGCTTGCCTGCAGGTGCGGGGCGTTGTTCGTGCCGTAGCCGAAGTAGTACAGGTCGCCCGCCGTCACCGTGATGGTATTGGCCGGGGCGTCCGCCGTGCGGCTCATGTACATGTCGATGTTGTCCGACAGGAAGTTGCCCGTCCCGTACTTCGCGTCGAGCAGCGAGAAGCGGTTCCGGATGAACCAGTGGCGGAATGCCTGCTTGTCGCCCTTCAGCGCATAGATGTAGGGGTATTTCACCAGTTCGCCCTTCACCATCACGCCCTCTGTCTGGGGCTTGATGTACTTCAGCTCGCCGCTCTTGTTGTAGGCACGTCCGCACCAGTTGCCCTGCTGCTCCCTGTCGAACACCTCGCCGGCACGCTCCTCCGTCAGGTAGGCGCGCATCTTCCCGGCCATCGCCACGATCTCCTCCTTCAGGTTAGCCAGCACCAGGCACCACAGCCACGAGTCGTGCCCCTCGAAGGCATACTTCGACTTCTCCGCGTCCCAGGTCTCCCGCGTCACGTCGTAGAGGTAGGCCAGCATGGAGTCGTTGCGGTCGCCAATCTGCGTGTCGCCGTCGTAGTAGATGATGTACCACAGCAGCAGGTTCCATGTCGCCCATATCATGTTCTTGGCGCGCTGGTCCACGTTGGCGAAGAAGTCCGTGAAGAGCCACCAGCACAGCAGGAAGTCCCGGTTGATGTACTGTCCGAGTTCGCCCTTGAACTTGGGCGAGACGAAGGTGCTCACGTCGGCAGGTGTCGCACCCTCCGGCACGCAGTCCCTTATCCAGCCCCACAGGCGCTTGAAGGCTGTCTTCTGCTCCTCCGTCGCGGTGGCCCATGTCACGTCTTTCGGATAGTTGAACTCCAGCGCGTTGTCGAACTCCACGGCTGCCTGCGCGTCAAGGTCCGGCTTCCCCTGGAACAGGCACAGGGGCTGCGTGTTGTTCAGGAACTCGAAGGCGACCGCCTTCTCCGCGTCAAGTCCCTCCACGCCTTTCAGGCCGATGATCTCGTGCCAGTCGCTCTTGTCGTGGTTCAGGTTGTACTGCCCGTAGTAGGCCGGCGTGTCCTCCATGCTCTCGGCCGAGAACACGTCGATGGGGAAGCCGTCGATGGCCGTGCGCACGCTGCTGTCCGCCTGCTGTGCGGGGGTGAGGAAGCCCAGCGCCTTCATCATGTCGTTCCACAGTTTCGCGCCGCCCGTGTTCTGGGCCATTGACGAGTCGGAGTAGTCGGCCTTGGCGCACAGCACCTTTACTTTCTTCTGTCCCACCCTGAGGGCCATTTTCAGTTCCTCCTGCTTCACGCCGTCCACATACATCTCAGGGTTCTCGCCCTTGGCGCAGTAGATGCGGTAGTTCTTCGTCGGGTATTTCGTCGAGCTCGTGCCCTGTATGCGGATATAGACGTTCTTCAGGTAGATGTATCGCCCGTCAGGCAGCCACAGGTGCACGTCGGACAGGAAGTCCGCCTTCTTGTTGTTCTCAGCGTTCACGGGGTCCAGGCCGCCCTGGCGCACCACCAGCATGATGCCCTTGCCCTTCCTGCGCAGCTTCTCGAAGTCGATGCTCCGGCCGTCCTCGCCCAGCACGTCGTTCTCCTCGAACAGCGCCGCCATCTCGTCCAGCGTCCGGCGGTCCACGATGTGGTTGTCCATCTCCTCGTCGTCGCCCAGCGCGCGGTCGTACACCCTTACGTTGCGTACCTCCACGTCGGCCCCGTCGCTCTCGATAGTGATGCCCTCAGGGCTGTCCTGCATGAAGTTGTCGCTCTCGCCGTAGATGTCCGCCGCGCTGCGCGTGCCGTTCACATAGAGTTCCATCAGCCGTCCTTCCGAACGGCGGCCGATGACGAAGGCTATCTTCACCCACATGTCCTCTCCGTACTGGCGGCCAACGCCCACCTGCTGCGTCGTCCTGCCGCCGTCCTCGTCCACGACCTCCTTCGTCGAGCCCGTGTACATCATCGCCTTGTCGGCCGTTATGCGGAAGCCCTTCGTGCCGCTCATGCACGACACCACGGCAGCGTCCTTGTCCGTGATGTTCGACACCTTCATCTCCACCTCCACCGTGCAGCCTGCCGTGGCGGCATCGGCGGTGAACGGGGCATAGCCTATCCGTGCCCTCGCGCCGTTGCGCAGCAGCAGCGAGTCGCCCGTCCAGCCGCTCGTGTTCCAGTCCACGCTCTCGAACGCAGTCTTTACGTTGCCGTATTCCCAGTGCGCGGGGTCGGCCTCGCCGTTGCTCCTTCCCGCCGCGCTGAGCTTCAGCTTCAGCCCCAGCGTAGCCTCGGAGATGTCTATGCCGCTCTTCTCCACCTCGATGTCAAGGGGATATTCGGTCGCGCCGCAGACGAGCTTCATCTTCTGCGTGCCCTGCGTCGTGAAGCGGTTCGTGTAGGTCTGCACCGTCCGTGGCACGCTCACGCTCTGGGCCGCTGCGCCGTTCAGCACCACGGTCATGGCCGCGGGAGTGGCGCCGGCGTCATATACGGCATACTCGAACGACAGCTGCTCGTACTGCCCGGCTGTCAGCAGCGGTGTCAGGTGTCCGTCCGTCAGGATGCGCCCGTCCCGGAACACATGCTTCGTCGCTATCAGAGGACGGCTGCTGCCTGCCTTGTATATGTCCAGGTAGATGCTCTCGCTCCTGAGTGTCAGGCCGCCGCCGGCCTCCATCTCCGCCACCATCTGCACCGTGTGCCGTCCTACGGCCAGAGGGCGCATGGCAATCGTGAAACTGCCGTTCGTGGTGCCGCTACGCGTCACCGCGCGGCTCTCGTGCTGCTTGCCGTCCAGATAGAGGAACACGGTCTTCGTGCCAGTGCCCTGTATGGTATAGGGTATCACGGCATTGTCCGCGGAGCCGTAGCCGCCACCGGCGGTGCCGTCCGTCAGGGCATAGTCGCAGCCCAGCGTCAGGCTCACCGCCTTCACGTTCACATAGGCCTGTTTCGTCTGGGGCTTGCCCGTGTCGGGGTCAGTGGTAGTGGCCTTCACGTAGATGTCCGTCGTGCCCACCTGCAGGTATTTCGTCAGGTCCAGCGTATAGGTGCCGCGGCTCACGCCGTCCGTCGTCTGGCCATATACCAAGATAGAACCGCGCAGCACGCGTATCTCGATGGTCGCCTTCTGCCCGGTGGTCTGCCCCGCATCCTCGCCGCCCACATACTGGTGGTCGTAGCTGTAGGTCAGCATGCAGTCGCCGCCCTCCTTGATGACGCTGTGGTCCACGCCCGCACCCAGCACGATCTTCGCCGTCGCCGTGTCCCCGCCGCCACCGCCTCCGCCGGCTGCCAGCGTGAACTGCGTGATGGCGGCACCGCTCTTGTTCTTCAGCGTCACCGTCTGCTTGCCGTCATCCTCCTCCGTCACGTCGCTGTCGAAGAGGGTGCCGGCCTCTATTTCGCTGAGTTTGCTGGAGACGGCACGGTTCTGCACGGGGTTCGTGCTCTCCGCGTCCAGAGTCTCATCCACCTCGGTCTCGTTTACCGTCAGGCTGATGTTGCCCTGCGTGTCCGGCACGGCTTTCTGCCCGTTCAGCGTCACGCTCTTCACCGTACCGCCACCGCCGAAGTCATCCCAGCTGCTCTCGCTCTCCCAGGTCACCAGGTTCGTGCCGACAAACTGCTTTGTCAGGTATCGGCCCTGAGACACCTCGAAGGTGATGCACCGCCCCTTGGCGCGCAGCTTCTCTTCCACGGCCCTGATGGCTGTCCCCAATGTGTAATAGCCGGTATCAAGGGGATAGGCCTCGCTCACGTTGATGGTGTTTCCGCCGCCCGTGCCGCTGGCCTCGGCAAGCGTGCTGTCCTGCTCGTTCCATGCGTAGAGTATGGAGCCCAGCAGGTAGAGTTTGTCCTTGCGTATAGACTTCCTGTCCTCGGTGAGATACAGGTCGGCACCCGGCCAGTTGCCGTAATACTTCCCCTCGTGTTTACCGGCATACACTCCCTTGGAGGCAATGAAGTACACCCCCGTTACCGCCGAGGCACTCTGCTGCTCAATGGCGGCATCCGCCAGTATGCCGTCAAAGCGCGCCGTGGAACCGTTCAGGGCTTGTACAGCCACATCTTCGTACCGGTCGATGACCTGCTGGGCGGAGTCTTTTACCGCAGCAAGGTCTTCCGCAGCCTTGTTCGCAACATGCGCGGCCGCCTGTGCTTCCTGTGCCTTCGTGTCGGCATTGGTGGCAGCCTGTTCTGCCTTTTCCGCCGCGGTATCCGCCACCTTCTTGGCTGCCTGAGCCTGCGCTGCCGCATCAGTAGCCGGCTTGCCCAGCAGACTTATCGGGGCGGACACCAGTTCCTCGCCGCGCATCGCCGGCAAGGTCTTCACCCCGTCGAGGCTCTGCACCTCCTGCAGCTCGGTTACACTCTGGCTCTCGCTCTTGATTTGCGAGAGTATGTCCTGCTTCAAATCCTGTCTTTCCTGTTCCGTCATAGTTGCTATGATTTTTTGATGATTATACTGATTGTTGTTATTGTGTGTCATGCATGGCTATCCAAAAGTCCACGTTTCCAAGGTATGAACCGTCTGCATAAGATCCAACATAGATATAGGTGTCTCGGCTTTGGGTTCCATTCAAAGAACAAACATAGTTCTCGTCTCTGTTCGCGTCAATTATCTTACATGCATGGTATGCTGAAACATTTCCTGTTACATAGACATTACCCTTCGTGCCGTTGATAATGGTCATAGTATATCCCTTGGGCAACCCTATATTATTGCCCTTATATACCTGCATACTCGATGGTAACAATATCCATGAGTCTTGTGCCTTGAAATTTTCATCCATTGCGGGATTATTTACATAACATATTCCATAATCGCTGAAAGGGTCTATCTTATATACATTTTTTCCTGTTTCGCCAGTATTGACAATGGTTTCAATCGCACCGAATGTCGGAGAAAACATTGGTGTGATATTGTGGAATGGAAACCATACAGGCTTGTAGTCAGGCTGCGAACCAGAGATACCGGCTATTGTGTCAAGTTTCGCCGCAAATGATCGGGAAGATGGCATGGACAACCTCAAGCCACCGAACCCAAATCTGAATAGCAGCTCTTTTTCATCGAGCCACAACAATTTATTTGCTCCAGGATGAGAATAAAAGCCATTCGCCCCAATCAAAGTCTGCACCACATCACTTGTCTGTATTCTTGCGTTCACAGACAAATAAACCGGAGAACCAGAAGGCGTGCTTGATATTCCGGTTATGGAGTATCTAACATTATATTCACCTCCTTTTCTTACCGTATGTTTGCATCCTGTTGATGCTTTGTAATTTCCATAATTGTCCTGTCTCGTAATTGCTACACTCTTGGTCGCAACGATTGCAGACCCATTCAAAATCTCAATTTTCAATGATGCCGAATCTGTTGTTGGAAACTCTGGGGGCTCCCCGCTGACGTAAGTCCATATATTTATGTTGTCAATTTCAATGGTCTTTTTTGGTGTCAGTGTACCAATTGAAGGTGTTGTTGCTGTATTATTGAATGACCTTATTGATGTCGTTGAATTTGCCTGGATATACGCAAAGGTGTCATTTGCCATCTGCGCAATATCACCGATAGGATCTGACTGTATGTTCACACGGGCAATGCCATCTTCATCGAATACCGTCAGGCCATCTTCCCTGTCATACAAGTCGATTTTCCCAGAGAACTTGCCGTTCTTGGCCTCCATGCTGCCATCGGGCAGTATCTTGAAATTACCATTCGCCGTTACCAGTCCCTCCAGTTTGATGTTGTCCGCAAGCAGTTTGATGACCGTGCGGGTCTGTTCCTGGCCGTTTTCGTCTGTATAGCTTTCCTCAACGCCGACGCCTATCAATGCCAGTTTTCCGTCAGATCCCTGTGCGTAGATACCGCTGCCTTCTGCCTTTACCATGATGCCGCTTTCGGCAAGTACCCTGCCGTCTTTGTCGAAGTTCTGGGCAGCGATGTTTACCAGTTTCTCACTCTGCTCGAACAGCGTGCGGTATTTATACATCAGGCTCTCTATCTTGTCCGTGCTCAATATGAGCATATAGAGGTAGATGTCCCCCGTGAAGCTCAGCGTGAAGTCTCCCGTGCCGTTCCAAAGCCCGTTGCAGGAGAACTGCTTGTAGCCCTCAGTCGGGGAAAGCGCTTCCTCCACTTCCATTGAGTTGAAGTTCTCAAAGCCGGTCTTATCCACATTCTCGAACCGCACCTTCAGCGTGCCTTCCTTTGCGCAGCGGTAGAAGAAACTCAGGTACACTGGCAAGGCTTCCTTCTTGCCATCGGCATTGGTGCTCATCGGGGGCACGCTCTTCAAGTTGGCGTTCTTCTGCGTGATGTACTTGTTCCTGATATGCACCACCACACGCCCGTCATCCTTCGTAACGCTCGCACCGTCGCCTTTTTTCGTCAGCACGTTCTTGTTGGCCCATATCCACTTGTTGCCCACCAGCCAGAACACCGTCTCGTTTTCCGTGAGCCACTTGGAGAGCCCCTCGTCAAAGCTCGGATTGTTCAGGTAGCCCTTATCCGTGGCGAAGTCCTGACGGAGCGCGGACACGCTGCTTGCGATTTTCCCCTCTGTAATCTCGAATTTCGTCTTGATGTCCTCGCCCGTTACGAGCAGGAAGGTACCGCGCAGGTAGGCATTGTCGCTGTACAGGCCGTTGCCGTGGGGCTGGTTGTCCGCAGGGAATCGGTCGTCCTTGATACCGTCAAGGTTTCCTAATCTTGCACGCAGGCAGCCCCTAAAGTTCTTTTCCTTCACGCCGTCCATCACATCGACGCGGGGCTGACCGTCCTCGGTCGCCGAGATGAGTATCAGGTTCTGGCGCAGCGCGTTCTCGGTGTTGCCCATCTGCACGCACTCGTCGGCAGCCTCCGGAAGGGAAGTGTCAAACTCGCTTTCCGACACCAGCACTGCCTCGCCCTCCACGGCGGCCACCTCCACCCAGTAGCTCTTCTGCCGTCCGCCGCTGAAGGTGGCGCAGCGCATCAGGTCGTGAGGCTCGAAGGTGTTTTCCTGCTCGAAAGTGATGCGCCAGTAGCCGTCTGCCTTCTCCACGCTCTTTATCTTGCCGTTGGCGGCACTCACCACCAACTGCCCGCCGATGCTCCGCACGCGCTCTATCAGCATCTCCAGCACCACCATCACCTGCCGCACCGTCAGTTTGTCCAGCGTCAGGTTCGCCAGCCCGGCTTTGTCTATCCACATCTGCCACCCCTCGCCGGCCATGCCGTCCGTGAACCGGGCAGAGCGCAGCAGCTCACGTACCACCAGCGTCAGCAGTTCCGCGTTGCCCTTACCGTCAAGGTGTCCGCCCTGCGTGCCCGCCTCGAAGTCGCCGAGATCCAGCCCCTCGTCAAAGATGATTTTCTTCCGGGCACGGTCCTCACTGTTCTTGCTCAGGAACTCCTTGTGCGTCCTTCTGGCACTGTACAGGTTCGTGTCCGCCGGCTTCGTCGTGTCCCAGCTGCGGATGATGTCCGGCACGTTGATGGAGCCGACCATCGTCCCCGCATAGTTCCTCGCCTCGGCGATGGCATCGTCAATCTTCGCCATCGCCCCCGTCGAGAGGGCATCGCTGATTTCAAGGTCCATCTGCCCCGGCAGGTTCACCTTCCGGCTTATCCGCGTGATACGGCTCTGCCGGTAGCCCGTCTCGGGGAAGTACTCCCTGCTCTCTAATCGTATGCGCCGCCCTATAAACAGTTCCGTCCCCGTGTCCTCCATCCACACATGGTCCGTCGGAGCCTTGTAGCGGCTCACGTCTAAGGCGTGCCTGCGGTTGTACTCGTCCACCGCGCTGCGCAGTTCCTTCTCCGCCAGACCATAGTACTCGTCCGGCATGCGGATGTTCCACAGGATGTATTTGTCGCCCGCCTTCGGCACCAGCGTGCCGCCCGGCAGCTGCGTGTCGTCATCGTAGGGCCATATCGTGATGATTTCAAACTCCTTCGTGTCGCTGTTGAAATTGACCTCGAAATAATGGTCATTGTCCGTACCCAGCCCCGCAAGCTCGCTGCCCTCCTGGAACGACACGCGTTTCACCAGCCCGCCTATCTCGTAGTCGTTCGGGTCGAAGGGCAGGTCGTTGTCCCGGAAGTAGTATATCGTGAAGGGCTTGCCGTCCTTGTCCTTTACCTCTTCGTAGCGCACGCTGCCCACCACGCCCACGCGCCGAGGGTAGATGTCCGCGAAGGCGCTCTGCTCATAGTGGTGGATGATGCCGTACTTCTCCACGTTCACGTCCACATACCGTGCGCCGTCAGGAAGCATCAGCCGGCTGTGCCCGTATTTCTCAGGGTCTATGTTCCTCGTGCTGCCTATCGGGAACAGGCGCGTGTAGAACTTCGCCCCATCCGCCGTGTCGCGGTCCAATGAGGTCAGCCCCTTGTCGTAGCCCAGTGCCACCTCCTCGCCGTGCTCGCAGCGGCAGAGGTTCAGCGTCTCGCCGTCAAACCACCATTCCGTGCCCACGGCCTCCGCCAGTTCCTTCAGCGCCTCTTGGCAGTACTTGCCTGTGTAGTCTATCACCACGTTCTCCGTACCCTCCACGGCACCCGCCTTGAAATTCGTCGTGCCGTCCATGCCGTCGTTGATGTTCCGCACGATCAGTCGCACATGGTCCACGGGACGGCCTGTCAGCGTGAACACCGCCTCGTTCCCGCCGTCCGTGTTGTTCAGAACTAAGAAACGCTTGATCAGGCTCTCTATGCCGTACAGCTGGAGACTGTATTCCCATTCCACCGTGCTCTTCTGGGCAGGAGCGTATTTCTCCACCGCCCAGTACCGCTCACCGCCGTAGTCCACATAGTCGTTCACGTCGATAGGCACGAACTCGTACAGCGTGAACGAGAGTTTCAGGAGGTTGTCCCCCTGTATCTCCTTGTCCTGCGTGCTGCTCTCGTCGGGCGCTATCCGTGCCTTCACGTTGCCGTAACTGTCATATAGTGTCAGAAGCATTTTTATATCGTTTAATCGGTGTTTGAATGATGTTTGAACGATGTTATATAATCGGTTCGGGCTCGCGGAACCTTACCTTGTAGCGGCTGGCCTGCACGCCCTCCTTCCACAGGTAGGTCAGCGACCGGTAGGCGCTGCAGTCCAGGTAAAAGACCTTCAGCGTCAGCCCCAGTTCCGTGAAGGTAATCGTCAGCCAGCCGTCCTTGCCCGTCTTCAGGAAGCGGATAAAGGCCATGTAGTTGGCCAGCCACTGCTCCCGCGACCTCGCATACTGGGCGAAGTGCAGCGTGATGTCGCGCTCCGCGTTGGCAGGTACCAGCGCCCGGGAGTATTTCTTTCCGTCATGCTCCCGTATTTCCACGCCCACATGCTCCTTGGCCTTGCTCGGCATCAGGATGGCGTTCAGGTTTTCCATGCCGCCCTTCTTCTCCTCCGTCAGGAACACGCCGTACTCCTTCCAGATGTCCGTGCCGTTGATCAGCACCAGTCCGCCTAATATCTTGTCCATATCACTTGACTTTTATTCCATCACGCACTATTTTCCTTATCTCATCCTTGATGGCGCTCAGCGATGCCGCGCTGCTCCCCGTGTTGTCCTCTATCTTCTTCAGGTGCTGCTGCGCCGCGTCCATCTTTCCGGCCACGTCCTCCACACGGTCATCGATGCTCGCCCAGTGCATCTGCCCTGAAACAAAGAGCCCCTCCAGTTTCGTGCCCTGGTCCTGGCTCATCGCCATGAAGGCACCGGCCTTGCCGCTCTGTGTCGTACCGCCGGATTTGTCAGTTTCCTTGATGATGCCCGCATCCTTCAGCTGCTCGATGTCCTGCTTCGCACTGTTCACATAGCCCTCGTATTCCGCCTTCAGAGCCTCCAGCCGTTTCCGGTATTCCGCATCCGTCAGTTCTCCGTTCGTGCGCGCCTGGTTCAGTTTTGCCAGGCTCTCAAACCAGGTTTCGAGGCTTTTCTGGAACTTCGCGCCTACGAGATTGTTCACCGCCATCTTGTTCACCATCGCCTGCCAGTTCTGGGCTATCTCGTCGAACACCTCTTCCGAGCCGTCGGCAAGATCGTAGAGTGAGCCAAGGAAGTCGTCGAACACGTTGTCCTTCGTCGTCGTGGTCAGGTTCTCGTAGAGCGCGTCCGTTATCTCCTGCAGTTTGCCCGCCTGCTCAATGTAGGCGTTCAGTTTCTCCGCCACACGGCCGCCGTAGCCGCCCTTGCCGGTATCCTCAATCTGCTTCCACATATCGACATTGGAGCGCAGCATCTTCATCTCCTCAGGGCTCAGGTCCCACAGGTCGCCGGTCCACTGCCTGCCCATCTGGCGGCTCAGCCGTGCTATCTGCTCGTCGCTGTAGCCGCCCCAATAATAATTGAAACTATGGTGTGCCGAGTGGTAGCCTGCCTGCGCCTGCGCTATGCCCTTGTAGTTCTCGTTCGTCTCGCGCTGCAGTTTCTCCGCGTCGCTCGATATGCGTATCGCCGTCGCGCCCCGTGCCGACTTCATCTCGTCCGTCAGGTCCTCAATGGCCTGCTCCAGCAGTTCGTTCCGCTTGCTCAGTCGGTCGATGGCTGCGGCCACCTCCTTCTCGTTGCTGTTCGTGAACCAGTCGCTCGGTCCCTTGCTGCTCAGCGCGCCGAAGGAGAGGATGTTACCCACACGCCCCAGCACTGTGTCCAGCAGACCGCCCACGCCGTTCACCACGATGCCCTCCAGCACCTTGAAGAGGTTCTCCGGAAGGTCGAAGATGGCGTCTATAAGGTTGCCGACGGCGTCCAGTATGCTCACCACCAGGTCATCAATCCACCTGAGCGAGATAAGTTCCGTGATGGAGTCCAGCACGCCCGTAACGAAACTCTTGATACCGTTCGCAAGATCCAGTATCAGTTTCGGTATCTGAGCCACGATGCCTATCACGCTGCCCATACCGCTCGACAGCACGCTCTGTAGCCCGCCCCCGATGCTGCCCAGAGCACTGCCCATCGTTCCCGACAGCGTCGTGCCTATTGTCTTCGCCATCCCTTCGCCCATCTGGGGCAGTATGGAGTCCAGCGTGCCCTTCAACTGGTCTATCTGCCCCACGCTCTGCTGCAGGCCGCCGAAGCCCTCCACGCCCTGCCAGCCCTTGGCATTGCTGAGCGCCGTAGTCAGGCCGCTCGTGAAGTTCGCCACCTCGTCGGAGGTGCGGTTCAGCGCCGTGCCGAAGTCCTCCATGTTCTCGCGGGCCTGTGCCGTGGCATCGCCCAATTCCTCTGCCTTCTGCTCAAGCGCCTTGTACTCCTCTTCCGTGATGTCCCCGGAAGCCAGGCGCTTCTTGCCATCGTCCCGTGCCTTCACGGCGACCTCTTCTGCTTTTACAGCACGGTCGTAGGCAGCCACGCTGTCCATGAACTGCCTGATGGCTTCGTCTAATTTCTGCCAGGTCGCGCTCTGGTCCGTGCCCACATACTTCCGCATCTCCTGTATCAGGTCAGACACCTTCTGCTGGGTTTCGGCGTCAGCCTTCCGGTAATCCTCTGTTTCCACATAGGCGCGCAACTGCTCCATCATCGGCTCCATCATCTCCTTCGTCAGGTTGCCCACGCCGCTGAAGAGGGCGTTCCAGTCTATGCCCCGGCTGATCTCCTCGAACCGCAGGCTCGCCTCGCGCTCCTCCTGCTCCTTCAGTATCTTCGCCTTCTGCCATTTCTTTGTCGTCTCGCTCACCTCGTTCGCGTCCACCTCCGCTATCTGCTGCGCAGCTTCCTTGGCGATGGCCAGCTTCTGCTGCTGGAACGAACCATAAGTCTTCAGGTAATCGCTCATGGCCTGTACCTCGTCCCGTTGCTGCTCAAGGCGTTTTCTCGCTTCTTCCTTCGCGATTTCGTCCTCGCCGTCTTTCTGTTTCTGTACGGCGAGGGTGCGCCCTTTCTCCAGCGCATCGCTCTGCTCCTGGGTAAGGTGGCCTTTCTGGGCGTCACGCCACTTCTTCTCCTGGGAGGAGAGCTCGGCCATCTCCTTGTCGTAATTTTCCTTGATTTGGCGTCGCTTTTTCTCGGAGCCTTCCTTCAATAGGTCTATCTCCGCCTGGCGGTTTTTCTGTTGAAGGACGAGCAGCTCCTTGGCAGTGGTTTCCTCTTCGTTTCTGTTGTTATTCGCAGTGGTCTTGCCTGCGGTTTTCTTTGGCTTGTCGGGGGCGGAGTGCCCGCCAATATTGTTGCTCTTACCAATTTTAGCAGCCTCCTGTACCTTCTGCTTGGCTTCTGCCAACAAATCATCCCGCTGTTTTTTCAGTTGGCTTTCCTCATCAGCTTTCACGCCCTCACGTCTTCTTCTAATGATTGCGTCAGCATCCTGGTAAGGCACACCAGGTTGCCTGTTCATCTGAGCTGACCCGATTCTTGTAAATTGGTCCCCGAGCCACCCCAAGACACCACCGGTAAACTCTCCCGCATCTTTCGCATGTGTTTCATTCAGTTTCGCGTCCACCTCAGCGGCTTTGTTAACCAGTGCCTGGGCTTCTGCCTGGAGGAACAGCATCTCGATATACTGCTCGGCTTTCTGCGTCAGCACGTCGTACCACTGGGCCACGGTATCGTAATAGCCGAAAGCCTCGCCGTACTTGCGGTTCATCTCCTCGCACTTCTGCTTCTCCTCTTCCTTGGAGCCGGTGAAGTTCTTCAGGCTCTCACGGGTGGTGTCTATCTCGAAGCGGGTCTTGATCATCTCCGCACGCCCCTGCGATTCTATCTCGACACGCTCCTGGGCTTTCCGTGCAGCCTCTTCCTGTGCGTCGGACAGCTTGTTCCACGCCACGATAAGGCCGGTAATGACGACGGACAGGCCGAGCGTCAGCGTGGCCATGAGTGCCGTAGCCGCCGCGTTGGAGATACCCAGCGAGGTGGCAAGACGGTAGTTGGCTGCCGTCAGCAGGTTCTTTACTTTCGTTACCGTAACCAGACGGAAGGCACTGTCCTTGTTCAGTGCATTGAACACCTGCTGCAGTCCCATCGTGATGGCCATGACACTCTGCACACGTGCCTGCACCTTCATCAGGTTCTCATTCTCTGAAGCGAACAGGGACATAACACCCGTGGCCGTGGTGAACGCTCCGGACAGGCCGTTCACGCCGGAGATGAAGCCCTGAAGGTTCGCGTCGTCGTTGGCGAGGATATTGGTCTGGGCACGCAAATCGCCGAGGGTGTCGGACAGCTGCGCGGCCTTCTGTGCCATCTGCCGGTACTCCTCGGTGTTCTGCTCACCGTTCAGGCGCATGCGTGCCATGTCGTTCTGCAGTTCGCGCAACTGGCGCGACAGGCGTTTGTTGCTCTCCCTGTTGCGCTCCTGCTCCTCGGTCAGCGAGGCGAGGATGTTCTTGTCCTCCTGCAGGGCTTTCTTGGCGGCGTTCAGTTCCGCCAGTGCCGCACCCTGCGCATTGCCGGGCGCAGCCTGCTCGTAGGCCTTCTGCAAAGCGCGCACATCTGCCTCCACCTGCTTGACTACGGCCTTCTGCTCCCGTATCTTGTCGGTAAGGCTCTTATTCGCCGCCGCTGCCTGCTCCTCTGAAATGCTTATCTTGCGGTATTCCTGCTCCAGTTGGGCCACGCCTTGTTTGGCCTGCTGGTGTTCCTTCTCCAGTTGCTGCAGCGCGCCAGTCTCCTCTGCGAGGACTTTCTTGCAGGCACTTATCTCCGCCAGCAGTTCCTGCTGACCCGTACCGGGTTTCATCGTCTGCAGTTTCCGCTGCATCCTGTCCAGGTCGGAGTTCACGCCGTCGATGACCTTCCGCTGCTCCTCGATCTTGGTGTTGATGATGAGGGAGGCACGACGGGCGGCACCCAGCAGCTGCTCGACACTCATCTTGCTTTTGTCGAGACCGGCGGTCAGATTGTCGCGCATCAGGAATTCTATCTCTACTGGTTTCATTTGCTTACTCGGTGTTTGGTGCCTTGCGACTCAGTCGCAAGGTGTGTTATGCTTTCAGTTTGCTCTGGAAAAAGCCCACGATGTCCCCGGCTTCCTCCTCGGCGGTACGGTTGTCGTCCTCTTTCGTCTTGCTGTCCACATAGCGGGGCGCGTCGCTCAGCATCATGATGAGCGTCTGGTAGTTCACGCCGTTCAGGATATAGTCCACGCTCCAGCCTGTCGCGCTCGCTATCTGCCAGACAAATCCGAAGGGGCTATGGGAGCCTTCCCAACGGCTCTTTAACTCCCCTTCCTTCCGTGGCTCAGTCTCAGCTTCATCGGGTTCGTCATCTCGGCTGATCTGATAATAGGTATAAAAGACTGCGTGCCCATCAGCAGCACGAACTGGGAGAAGGCAGCCTTCTGGTACTCCCACTTCATCCAGTGCCTCACGAGCCACGACAGCAGCCACACCGGAAGCCACCAACGCTCCATCGTCAGGGCGATGATGCGGCTCAGCGTCTTGCCGTGCCGCGCCAGGAACGCCATCTGCCCCTCATGGTCCATAGCTTCTAGTTCCTCCGCCGTCGTGTTCATGGTCAGGTAGGCGTGCGCAATCTTTATCTGCCTGGAAAGCGTCGGGCGCTTCATCGTCAGGCGCAGCCGCAGGGGCTGCTTCCTGAAGGGTATCCTCAAATCCTTGAGAGGGAGGGAAACACCCGCATCAAGCAAGGCTTCCGCTCCCTCCCGTTGGATTTTCCTGATTACTTGCTCGTCCATCAGCCTTCATCAAGAGTGTCGTTGATTTCGTAAGGAGCGCCGCCGTCCTCAGGCTTGTTCACCTTCAGCTGGCACTCTATCTTCGACACCTCCGTCAGGGTCAGCTTGCCACCGAGGTTAGAAAGGATGGTGCCGTTCGGAATGGTCATGGTCTGACCGCTCACGAAGTCGATTTCCCACTTGCCGTGCAGGTCTACGAGTGAGGTCGGAGCCTTCCAGCCCGTCACCTTCTTGTTGCCTTCGCTGCCGGTCTCCACCAGCGTGCCGCCGAGGGCGCTCTTGAAATTCTCGTAGTCCAGCTGGATGAGGTTGAAGGTCGGGGCAATCTGCCCGTTCTTCTGCATCAGCGTCAGAACCGGCGCATCGGGAACCTGCTCGGCTTCCACGTCCGTACTCTCCGGCTTCGTGCCGCCCCAGTCCCAGCTGCCCTTCTCGATGTAACCCATCAGGGTTGAGTTGAATTTCACGGCTGCGATGCCGTAGATGAATTTGTTCTTGCTCATTTCTTTTTCAGTTTTATGAATGTATATACTATTCCGATAACTCCCGCCAACAGCCCAGCCAGGAAGTATTTGAGCCGCATGAGGAAGCCGTTACCGGTACTTTCCTTCGCCTCCTCCTTGTGCTCAGCCTTGCTGTCGCTCGCAATTTTGAGTTGTCGCTTCAGCGTGTTGATGGTCTTGGCATATCTGGCGCACACCAGTTCCAGGCTGTCGCATCCGGCTTCAATCACTATCCGCTCCGGCTCATCAGCCGTCGGTGCCTTGCGGCTCACCTTCACGCTCGCCTGGCCCTGTCTCGCCGTGTAGCCCGCCCCTTGGGGCAGCAATCGAAGACTGTCCAGGTTCAGCGTCAGACTCACTGCCGACATCGGCACCTTCACGGGTGTTTGCCAGGTTTCTTCGACGCTCACCGTGCTGTCCACGGCGAGGTGGCTCACCTCGTGGCTCGTGGAGGTCGCCCGGCTCACGCTTTTTCTGCTCGACGCGCATCCTGTGAAGCACAGGACAGTCATCGCTGTAACGACAGCTATTAGCGTCATCGATAGCCTTGCGGAGCCGTGCCATCTCGCGTTTGGTGGCGTTGAG